TAGGTGAAAAACAAACTAAGATTGGTAGGATTTCAAAATTTTAATTCTACCATTTAATTGTTATTAAAACTTCATTTCTATCATATGTTTCAACTATTTCATATCCTAATTTTTCAAATTTATCTTTTACATCATTTGAAATAGTTTTATAATAGTAAGTTTCGTATTCCCCATTATTTGCTGATATTTTAATAAATTCAAGAATAGTATTATATTCTTTGTTTATAGATCCTCTTGAAAGAAAACCCCTAAATCTTCAGTTTAGGTGGATGAATTTCAATTACACCTTATATTTTTAAAATAACTAAAAGTTTTAATAATTATTTTACAAAAATGGAAAAAACAGACCTTTTTTGTTTAATATATACTTATACAGAAAAAAATAATTGTATAGGTTTTGAAGACAATATTTTACACATATAAAATTAGATTAGAACCAAGTGAAGATCAAATAGTTAAATTAAATAAACATTTTGGTTCAGTGAGGTGGTCATATAATTATTTTTTAAACCAAAGAAAAGAATATTACCAAGAAAATAAAAAATCATTAAATTACAATAAACAAAGTTCAATCTTAACACAATTAAAACAAAATGAAGATACATCCTGGTTAAAAGAAATTAATGCACAATCATTGCAATATTCATTAAAATGTTTAGACATTGCATATAATAATTTTTTTAGAGGTAGTGCAAAATTTCCAAGATTTAAATCTAAAAAAGGGAAAAATTCATTTACCGTACCACAATTTACAAATATTAAAAATGAATTATTATTAATTCCAAAGTTTAGGGAAGGAATTAAAATGGTTTTAAATAGAAAAATAGAAGGAGCAATTAAACATAGTTCAATATCAAAAACACCAACTGGTAAATATTTTGTATCAATTTTAGTTGAAAAAGAATATAATCCAGTTCAAAAAACAAATAAAACAATAGGAATAGATTTAGGTTTAAAAGATTTTTTAATAACATCAGATGGAACGATAACCAAGAACCATAGATTTTTTAAAAAATATCAAAAACTTTTAAAAATAAATCAACAACATTTATCAAGAAAACAAAAAGACTCTAAGAAAAAAGAAAGGCAAAGACTAAAAGTTGCTAGAATTCATGAAAAAATAAGTAATTCAAGATTAGATTTGATACATCAAACAACATCAAATTTAATTAAAAATTATGATATTATTTGTCTTGAAGACTTAAACATTAAAGGGTTGTCTAAAAGATGTAAACCAAAACAAGATGAAAATGGTAAATATCTTCCTAATGGTCAAGCAGCTAAAAGTGGATTAAACAAATCAATTTTAGACGTTGCGTGGGGAAAATTTGTAGAAACACTTGAATACAAAGCTGAATGGAATGAAAAGAAGGTGATTAAAATCAGTAGGTGGTATCCAAGTAGTAAAACTTGTAATTGTTGTGGTTGGATAAATCAAGATTTAACATTAAAAAATAGAACTTGGACTTGTCAAAAATGCAACACAATTCTTGATAGAGATATAAATGCAGCAAAGAATATCCTTAAAGAAGGATTAAAAATTATATCAGATGGAACGTCTGATTACGGACATGGAGATCAAATAAGACTTGATTTATCAAGCATAACCTATGAAGTGTCTAAAGAGAAGGATCAATTTGATCCAGAAACCACTACATCTTTAGTGTAGTTGGTAGTTCATAATACTTTCTTTCATTTTATTAGTTAATTCTCTTGCTTCTTTTGCATTCATAATTTTATTTTACTAATGATTTGTAGCAACTTCTACACATTGGTTTATATAATTCATTTCCACCAATTTCA